CGACGAAATTATCAATCCGGTGGTGAAAATAATTCATTAGAACAATATTATAAAAATATAAAAACTCCATTGAATAAAAATCTACATGAAATATTAAATGAGAAAGCCATAAATTATTCAAACTCAGACCCAACTATAACAGTATCATTTAAAAAAACTGCCATTACTTTTGATGAAACCTCTAATGATTTTAAGGACGTGTCATATACAACATTACAAAAACTAGATAAAAGAATTGAGAGAGATGCTAGTGTAATAGATACTACAATTAGACAAATAACACCTAGAAAATTAACTGAACAAATTAGAAATTATAATATTCAAATTAGAGAATATATTAGAAGAGAGTTGAATAGATATAAAAAAATATATAATAATATAACATCATATACAAATTCAACCCTTAGTGGTTTACCATTAAATGATAAGGGGGCAAGAATATTAAGAGATTGTGGTACCCATGATCTTACAATAGATATTTCTAAAAGTGGATGTACTATTACTAGTACGGGGTTAGTATCTGGAAATGATAAAGATGAGAATTGTAAATTAGCATTTACTGGTTTACAAAATTTAGATGCAATTCCATCTGTTTATAATTTTGAGAATTTGGCAAGGTATATTCTTAATGTTTATAGATATGAACAGCGTCGTTATGATACTGATGAAAATAAGTATGATATAAATGAGTATTTCTTAAATATACCTCATACGACTTCTAATAAAATAGATCAAGATTTTGATACATTAATAACTACATTATCAACATCACCAACTCTTAAAAATATTTCTAATTTTATTATACTATGGGAAAAAATAAAAGATGTTTTATCATCAACATTAGATAGAAATGTAATAGAATTAATGGAACTTTATATTAGAGATAAAGTATATAAATATATTAGAAGTTTACCAGAACTTCAAAAAAAACCAATAAATACTTTATTAAAATATATAATTCTTACAAATTCAAAATATGAAATCATAAAAAAATTACTTGGATTAACTAGAAAGTTTAATAATGAAAGTAAATTAGATAACATTACTAATTTATATAAGTTTGCTAAGACCATAATTGCTAATAAATCAGCCTTTGATGTCGCAGTTAATAACTTTAAAACAGCAGACTATTCCAAACATGATTATATAAAAAAACGATTAAGTTCGGATTCAATTGGAACTGGTGATATGGGCATACTATCAGTTTTAAATTTAATTAATTTTTATGGACCAGGTATAAGAAATAAAATAATAGATGATTTGTATGATTCAAATAATTCTATAGGATTTACATCAAATAAATCAGATGTTAAAAAGGAGTTTGATAATATTTTTACTTCAAAAAATAATAATAATAATTTTAAAATAAATAATTTTGTATTACAAAATGTATTATCTAAAATTGAGAATCTATTTAATCCAATTGTTCTAGAATATTATATTCAAAATATTATAACAGAACTAAAAACAAATACAAAAATAAATACTATTATAAAACATTATGGTAAATTAATAGGAACATTAAAACAAGAATATAAATCAAGTATTAAGAAATATAATCCTTTGCTATTTTTTGAAAATATTTATAATGGCAGTTATTTAAATGCATCTCAAAATTTTATTTCATTAGTTTTAGATGATAAAGAAGATGATAATATAAATACACAATATAATGAAATATTTTATCCAAAATTAAAGGATGGAATGTATTTTGACGGCAATAAAAAATATTCTGAAAAAATGAATGAATTGTGGAACAAATGTAAAAGTAAAAATAAAAATAAAAGTAAACAAAATGGTGGTGATAAAAAGAAGGGTAAAAATAAATGTAGTTTACCAAGATATAAGTTTGTTTCTAATGAAGTGAATAATTATTGGAAGTTTAAAAAGGTTTCTAATCCAACTGGTAGTTTTACAGATAAACAATTAGAAGATTTCTTATTAGGTAAAGAAAGTACAACAATAATAAATAATAGTAATAACAATAATAACAATACTGATAAATATAATAAAATTAGAATAGCAGATAATAAAGTTGAGTTATATAATGGAGTATCATGGACAGAAGTAAAATATTCAATTGAAAAAATTGATAAACTTGAAGTGAAAAGTATTAAAGATGATCTAGGTAATAAATTACCTATGGAACTATTAAAATCCATTAAAATACCGGAGACATTAATACATAATTTAAAAATAATAGATTTATTTAAGAATGATAATAATCATAGTAAATTAATAAATATAATATTAAAATTAAAAAAAGATTTAAAAAAGCCAGGAGGTTATAAATATTTATTCAATAAAAACTTAATTACAAAAAAAATATTTGAAGACTTTTATTCATTTAATGTATTATCATTAATGTCTTTATATTGTTATTATGAACATGATATATTTAAAAAACAAATGTTTGATTTTGCGGATCATTTCTCACAATATAAAGTAATTAATAAAAGAATTAAAATAAATAATAATACTAATAATTTTAAAACTGTTAAACAAACAAAAAAACAAAAAGTTATACAGTTAATGAATAGTTATAAATTAGAAATTGACAGAAGAGTTTTAGAAATTGATCGTAAAATAAAACGATCAACAAATTTACAAACTGAACAACAATTACAAAAAGAAAAAAATGATTTAATAATAAAGTTTAAAAAAGTACAACGTCAATATAAAAATACTATTTAAATGTTTTATCAATTTTGTCCGTATTATTAAAATTATTTAATTCCAAATCAGATAATGTTCTATGAATAGTAAACATATTATCACTTGGTGTATTAATAATTTTAATTTCATTATTATAATTTCTTTCTGGTTTTTCATCAAATGAACAAATGAACTCATTCGAATTATCATTTGTACAATCAAATAAATCATCAAAGTTTAATTCCATATCTTTTTCAAAATAATTTCCATTAAATAAATCAGACCAACTTATTCTTTTTTCTACTTTATTATTAATTAATGATGTAATTAAATTAATTATTTCAAATGATATATTATTTTTAGGAATTGTAACACTTGATGAAACTATATTAGTTAATAATTCATTATGCGTGTGTCCACTATACGGATATTTATGAAAAAAAATCTCAAAAAATACTATTCCTAAACTCCATAGATCAATTTTATTATTATATGTCTTGTCTATAATAATTTCAGGTGCCATATAAAGTGGTGTTCCACAGATGGTTTTCATATATTGTTTATCATTATCTAATATTTTTGATAATCCAAAATCACATATTTTAGCATTAATATTATTTTTAATTAATATATTTTCAGGTTTCAAATCTCTATGTACAATATTCATTTTATGTAAGTATTTCAATCCATTAATAATACATGAACATATTTCAAAATTATATGAATCACACTTATTTTCGATATAATTTCTCAAATTATAATCACATTTTTCTAATTTTAAATAAAAAATTGAATTATGAATTTCAAAATCTAATAAAGTACAAATATTTTTATTTTTAATATTTTTTAATATTTTTATTTCATTTATATAATATTTATTATTAGAGTTATTAAATTTATTTTTTTTGATAACAAAATTATCGAATGAATAAATAATAGTTGAATGTTTATTATATATTTTTGGTATATTATCATAATTTAGATTATCCATACTATAAATTATAGTACGATTATATATTTACGAATGTAAACTTGATAACTTAGAGTTTACACAAAAAAAGAAGCATGGAGTACTGTAATTTAATCTTCCATAATCTCTATTAGAAATTAATGGATTTATAATTAAATTATTATTGGCATCTTTATTTGTTGCATTTGTTCTACCTGGTTTATGTGACCAAAGTTTAGAACTATCTTGTCTATAAAAATGATAATCAATATCATCACCTAGTGATAAAGCTAGAAAACCTTTTGTATAATTTTTCTTACACGGTTTATTATAATTAATTGTATATAAACCAGGACTATCTTTTTTGAGTCTTTTTAAAAACTCTTTACAGGTATAATTACTCCCTGACAATGATTTAAAATTAGAAAAATAACCTGGCTGTGATTTATCACCTCTATTACCAGCATATTTATTTAATGCATACGCATAACAATTATGATTAGCTTTAATATTATGTTTAGTATTCCATTTAGTTGGTTCATAGTCTGGTTCTGAACCCGAAAGAGGACCTAGTTCTGAGTTATATTCGTCATTTGTTATTTTACTATCATCGTAAATAGATTTAATTAAAATACTATATGGATTTTTTTTATTCATATATAATATTAATTATATATTAAAAAGTGATTTCCCAAATAATAAAAAACAATACTTATACTACATAAATGGAACATACAAATAAAATAATTTTAGAAAAATTATTTGATTTAGAAAATAAAATTAATTTGATTAATGAAAGACTTTATAAAATAGAAAATCATAAAAATAAAAAAAGAAAAATAAAAATTATTTCATTAGAAGATAAATTATTTTTAGCCAGTTGTAAAATTAATTATAAAAAACTTAATTATGAAAAAAATAAAATAGTTTTAAAAAAAGAGTTTATTGATTTAGAAAATAGTTTTTTACTAGAATATTTTTCTAGAAATAGTATGTATGGAGATTATAAAATCATTAAAGAAAAATATCTTGAAAATAATTTTATTATTTTTTCAGATAATAATTATTATTATTGGAATGGTAATGAGTGGATATGTGGAGTAGGTTTTTTGGAAATTATAATAAATAATTTATATAAAACTTATTGTAAAACTAATAATTTAATTAATAGTCCAGAAAAATATTTATTAAATCAAAAACATATATTTAATTTTAAAAATAAAAATTATAATAATAAATTAAAAAATAAGATTCTAAGTTATTTTAATTGATTTTATACATACTTTTGGTTTAATATTTGAAATATTATATGGTTCATATGAATAAACTCTTTTTCTCTCATTATATTCATTAAAATGTTCACGAACAAGATCTTCTGTTATTTTTATTTTTGAATCAATATCACTAATTTTACTTTCATATTCTGAGATAGATGTTTTTAAACATACTACTGACATTTTAATTAATTTATAATAGAATTGGGTTATAGAAAAATCACTTTTTTTACTCCTCAATTTCAAGTTCGCCTTCAACGGGCGAAGTCTCTACTGTACCAGCTGCTTCATCTGAACC